GGCCGGAGTAAGAAGCCCGCAGATATGGGAAGTTTTGCCTGTATCAGTCGGGAAGGGCCCGTTATCGTCCCTAGTGGTGTGCAAGTGGTAACCAGTCCAACCCACCACGGCCGGAGTAAGAAGCCTAGCCTTGGGGCTTCGAGCACAGTAGGTCAAATCTGTGCCAGCGACGAGGACAGTTATGTTGCTAAGACCAACCAAGCTAAGGGAGAGCACCTACTCTACGGAGTAACCAACCTATCACCGGGATCGGAGCTGTTGTTCATTCAGCGGTACCCTTTCGAGATCGATCTTACGGTGTATGGGGTGGAACCTAACCCCGGGCCTAACCAGGGTTACATCAACAGCCAGGAAGAGACAGCAGATTGGATTAGGACGCATCTGCATTCCGTACCCCAGTCTCTGGCTGTGGCTAGTCAGCCGGGCACGAGCCAACAAGCCCAACATCATGGCTTAGACCACTACAAACGTGGGGTACCTCAGGTTGGCGTTGCAGCCTCGGCCTCGACGGGCCTGTGGGCGGAAGATGACGTCTACCATAAAACAACAACCCCAATCTCCCAGAACAGGAGGGGATTGGTGTCTACTTTAATGAACCTGTTCCTGCCCGGCACACCAGCAGCCGTGGCTAAGACTCTCGAAACGATCAGCTTATCGCGAACTGATGATGAGTGGGAGTTCGTTAACATCAACGACCCAATGTTTGAGTCTCTGGAGCACCAGACTGACCTGGTGTTCACACCTTCGATGCGTTCAGCATTCGTGGCCGTCTTAGATTTAGCACGCAGATTGTGTCCGGTTGGTCAGCCCTTAAACCGAGTTCCACCCTCGGAGGCTTGCAGTGCTTTATCGTATTCCACCTTGGTATCCAGCCCACTTCCGGATCCAAGGATGACGCTACCATCTTTAACTTTCCCCACAGCGGAAGAATGGCATCTATGTGCTTGGAGTGGCGATTTGATAATGTCACTCAAATATATCCCACGAGAACGTAAGTGGACGGGCCCTGTATCTCTGGATCCGGGGTCGTACCGTGTGGGCGTCACTGTGCAGTTTGACGGTACCTATCCCGTAATAGTTGACGTTTGTGATGCTGCAGGTAAGTCATTGGGGCTTACTACACTGGAGACCATTAGCCCTGTGGACAACTTCCCTCTGCAGATGGTCCTCGCTACCCCATCAACTCTTGTGGCAAAAACGGACCCCTCAACTCGATACACGGTGAATGTCATATTCAGGATATCGAGGGCGCAGACGACGAGAATTATTGGCAGGAATGAGCCAATGTGGGTTACGGATCATCGGCAAGTGTCTAAACACCCGCAGGCACCACCCCCCCCAACGGACCTCCTGGCCCAGGGTGTGGAACCAAACCCCGGGCCTTTGGTCACGGATTCTTGGATGGCTCGTGCGAAGGGAGATATATCTTGGGCACCTGCAATTGCTCTGGCGGACAATTGTGTGCAAAATAGGTTCTCAATCTTCAACCTAATGGGTTTGGACGGTTCGGCCGACCCCTTGTGGGCATCCTGTTCACAACAACCGTCTGACGATGACAGCGACTCGGGTGATAGCCCCAGGAGACCGGGAGGGAGACGCCCAACCCCACTTAATGCTAACGGTGTTGACCGCAGCACGGGGAAGACTCGCTCCGCAACGAGGCAACCCAATGTTACTGCATCCCCATCGTCCCCTGCTATGACACCTTCCCAGCGGTATAGGGCTGCGGTGGCGCGTATAGCTCTGTCGCTAAGGGATGATCCGGGTTACCAATCCCGTTTTATCCACAACATGTTAAATATCCGTACAAACTTTATTCGCTCAGTTTCGCGATTGGCATGGGGCGAGAAGTGGTTTGATGAGCAGAAGATGTCTGTTATACAGTATGCCGTTTATGCGTATTTGGAAGGCTTGACACCCCAAGAGATTTTGTCAACTATGCTCGACGCTGACCACATTGATCGGGACAAAAGAGAGGGTATGAAGAGGTCTTTGGCTGACGTAGTGGATGGAGGTTACATTGAAGCGAAGGCTAGACTCTCCAATAAGGAGATGCACTCCCTTAACGGTAACATCTTTCCTGCTTCTATGGCCGATGTCGATGCATCACCCACTTTCTGGTCGTGCGCAGAGGCACCCGAGCCGCCGACCCCAACCATCCCACTCTCTACTAATAACACGGTTCTGCTCAATCCATCTACGAGTAACTATTCTAGACGCATCCCTTGTGAAACGGCCGGCTTTGAGTCCGACGTGGTGGATCAAGCTGGCATGTTGCTGCCAAACCATCGTATTAACTACCCTTTTTCTGGGGTGCAGCTCCTGTCGGATTTGACGATTGACCCAGACTGTCTGGTATTGCCGACCCCCAGGTATGGCGGCGGTTGCATCCTGAACGCAGGGTTTGGTGATTACTGGGCTAACTCCCTCACACCAACTAGCCTGTCGACAACTATAGCCTCGCAGATTGTACAGCACGGTACTTACCGCCACCGAGATACGGATGTGACCCAGGGAGGTTTCAGCGTCAGCGACCTCATCACGGTTAACGGTGTTTTGGAGACGCAGGGTCTTAGTTTGGAGCGGCCGATTTATACCCTCCTAACACTGCACTCGCTTGTTACCCATTCCGACTACCAGAATATTCCGCCTAGCTGTTTCATATACAATAGCGATCAGGTTCGGTATGGGCCGGCTCCCCAATTAAAATTCTATTGGAACCTTGCCGTATGCGGTGCTAATGCCCCACCCGCCACTGAGACTATAACATGTTTCCCCTTCGGTGGTGGAGGGGGGAGGTTACGGTTCCATGCTTGCCTCGAGACTGTGCCACCTGAAAGACAATCTCGGGCGGTTTTCGTGCCTGCTGGTGCTGTGAAGGGGTCATCCAACCCAGCGAGGGCATTGGCCCTCTTTGTGATGTCAATAGCCAAGTACCCTTTTTCAGCCCCCGGCTACGAGGCACTTGAGCCTACCTATCCTGACCCCGCGGATGAAAACCAGCCTATACCCGAGTCATGGCACATACCCGTGTCAAGAGAGGAGAACAGCCCATTTGTATCCATAGGTAACTACGGCGGTCGCACTACTACAACATGGGTTCTTAACCATGCTACGGTCAACTTACCCGGACCTACTGACGTGGACGTCGTCTTACCGAGACGCTGGGGCAGTCGGCCACCCCACTCTGCTGCCGAATCTAATCTGATTATGGATATTAAGCCAACCAGCGGACCAGACTCTTTGATGCGGGATGGTGTTACTTACGAGCCTAACTACCCGATCCCGGTTAATTGGATAGGTGGTGACGATCTGTTTACTTCTCTGAGTGACTACATGAATAGTTGGCTCCCGTCTACCAGCACTGCATTCATAACATCTTATATCAGTGCCCTCCATATGGAGTATGATATTGCGCGAATGGTGTCCGCAATGTGGGACGTGGTGGTGGCGACCATCCAGAGAGCAGCGCCGCTCCTAAACAATCAGCAGGACCCCCTACCATCATGGTGGGTCAGGCGCTCCCGCGTTGCGGCTCCGGATGCCCAACCTGCAAAAAATGATAAGAAGAGAAGAGAGGACGACGATAAGATGTCTATTATGGATGTTATACACACCCCGGCCTCTGATTTGTACACGCCAACTTTAATGACATGCCGTCGCGCCACTATGGGTACGTACGACTATGAGGAGATCAACAACTGGAATTTCGAGGTGCCGTTCAACCAAGTTGATGAGGCTGTATCTTTTTACATGGCGGAATTCAATCCTAATGCGTGGAACATGGTCGTTTTGGGCTTGGCAACCAGCCCGGACTTTACAACGGGTGCCGTCCTGCCAATTTTACCTTTCCTGCGGGATAGGATGACCGTTCATGGGGAGATCATACGTGCCATACAGATCGCTGGCCCCATGCAGCTTTTGACCCAAGACATTGGCGCCGGCGCTGCTTTCTACCAGCAGGCTAGCCTGAATGTCCAGTTCTCCGACCTCCGTGACGCCATAATGGCATGCTTTATAACAGCTACTGCTCCTCGCATCATAGTGCCAGCCAAGGCATCAATGATGTTGGGCCGTATCCACGGGTCAATCTATGGTACGAGAATTGCATCCATGGCCGTGGCGCCACAGGCTGGAGCGGAGTGTGTGAATGTCTACGGGCGATGGTCTTATGCTCCGATGGCGGCCGTTTGGATCGACAAGCGATATCAGGGGGATCCTCAGGGTACACGCCCTCATCTGGCTGCGAAAATTAGCCCACTTTTTACCCCAAGTATTCTGCCAGACTTGTGGCTGCAGCTGTTTGCGCAAAAACTGCCCAAAGGCGCAATGGCCTTCCCAGTTCCTTTCGGCCTCAATGGGCCAGCTGGCTACCACAGCGGTTTGATAGCTGAGCGCTTTGCTTCTGGCGAGGTTACGCCAAGAATGAACCCCGAAAGTATGCGGTATACTTTTGCAACAGATTGCCTCCCAGAATTAACCGATGAATCAAAGTGGAACGTGAGGTTGATGGCGGCCACACATATTGGGGCGCTCCGCTGGCGTTTTGGTGAGGGTATGATTCCAAATGACTCATATATGGTTGGTAGGTTTCCGTGCGTTATCAAGAGCTGTGAGGGCCCCTTCCAGACGTACAGCGAGCCTTGGATTTACCTATCCTGTACCACAGACTTGCCATTCTTATGGGATAATGGCCTGCGGGTGTACCCTGTGGATTCTATAGCTCATATGCAGAACTATACTCGCGCCGAGGTGCGCCAGACTCGCCTGGCAATTCCAACATGGGTTGTTGGCTCTCCAACGGTGAACAACCCCACCTTTAGTGATGATAGTGGCCGTGTTAGCAGATACGCTCAGGTTTTTCGGCGTGCTGCCTCATCTGTGGCGCCTGCGGACCCAGCCGATACTCCGGCTGCGCCGGCGCCAGTCGCGCCGCATTTGGCGGAACAGATGGTCAACCCAAATCAGGCAGTGAACATGGCGGCCGGCGTGCCGAACCCGGACCCTGTTGTACAGCAGTGAATACTTTCATCAAGACAGTACAAGAATATGCTAGACGAAACAATGAACCGTGGGAGATAACATCATCGGAGGTATCAGCTTTACTCAATATGGCATATCGAGGATTTACACCGACTGATGCGGAGAGATTAGAGCAGCTGACCAACGGAGTCTATCGTGCAAGGCTGGACTGTGGAACAGTCCAGGATGTCATTAGCAGATTCCAGCTGCCCCGCATTGAGGAAAAGCCTTTTTCATGGAGGAAGGATGCCGACCTCGTGGCTATATTTCAGCCTTCACCCGGACAGTATGTTTCTGGGCGTAGGCTTAAAATGAGCTCCATACTTAAATATTACAAGACCCCGTTACTCCCATACCTTACCGGACTTACTTATCAAACAGCACTGAATGTGCTGGTGTGGTCGCAGGCATTGACGCCCGACGAACTTGCTGTTTTCCTTGGCCACGGAATGTTTGCTGATCAGCTAACGTTCGAACGTACATCATCATCCATATCGCAGTACGTGAAACACTTTGCGTCGGAGACTAGAGGAAAGCGAATGTTGGGCGAATTCCACGCTCTGGGTGGGTTTAAGCATGAAGATCCGGATTGGGACCTAGATGCTGAGATTGCCAGCTTGGCGGGTGCAAACCCGTCCAGAGTGTCCTGCTGGCCGGCGGCATGGGCTGAGGCTGCCGATGCCGTTATGGTCGCCCCACCTGAGATGCCGACTTGGATATCATTCGAGCAGTACGTTAAATCTCTGGTCTGGACAACATCTGGATCATCGTCGGTCGGTTTGGTCCACTACTTTGATGGCAAGCGCCAACGCCATTTCAAGCCCCGCAAAAACATGGTCACTACCCTCTTCACGCCTGATGAACTTTGGGCTTTGGTGAGCGCATGGGATGGCACAATCCGCAATATACCCGTCGTGAAGAATGAACTTGGCAAGATCCGCCTGGCCATAGCTAGTAATTTTGAATCATATGTTTGGGAGAGCTATTGCCTTGACATGTTTGGCCACGGGTTCAAGAACTGGGGGGGGATAACTCTGGACGAGACCGTCGCTGCTGAGTCGACACGCAACGAGAAGGACATGGCCAGGTTGGGGTTGGGCTGGTATGCTCTACCGTGGGATTTCGCATCCTTTGACCACCAAGTGCGAACCGAGGAGATCCAGGACATCCTGACCAGAATGGCTGCTATGGCCGACCCTAGAGTCCGCCATCAGTGGGCGAGGGTTATTGGCTCTTACAGCCACGCCATTCTTACTAACCCAAAGACCAACAAGACCTATCAGATCAAGCACGGACTCCAGTCTGGCCAAAGAACAACCAGCCTTATAGGCAACGTGTGGAACGCCGTGGCGACCAGGGCCGCAATCAGACACTGCTGCTCCATTCTGGGGCGTGACCCCGGTTTTACCGTGGGTATCCGAGGTGATGATACATATGTCATGGCCCGAAACCCTGCTGACCTGTACATCCTAAGACTTTCATACGCCTTCTTCGGCTTGATTGGCCACGATAAAAAGTTCTCGATTCGACCCCACAGCTTGGAGTTTCTTCGGAACACAACTACTTCCAAGCGGGTCATCGGTTGGCCTTGTCGAGCTGTCCCAGCTATAACGGAACGCAAACCCTGGAGTGATGACCTTTTGGACCCGGCTTCTGAGGTTGTTACCATTGCCGACAATATTCGTAACTTTGAGAGGCGTGCGGCTTGCGAGTTGCCACTGGTTCATCAGTCCAACAAATTCCAGTGGTCCAAATTCACTTCCCAGACTTACTTGTGGTTGTCGCTCCCCCGTAGGCTTGGGGGTTACGGGATATACCCGTTCAAGGGCTTTATACCGGACGGTAAGCTATCACTTACCCCGGAGATTCAGCCCACCATTGAACAGGAATTTTCCCGCTACTCTCCTGCTTATTTGGGACTGACACCACAGCAATCCCAGATTTACAATAGAACTAGATTTTTGTCAATGCTGAGGCCGAGCGATATGCGCAATTTACTGGGCTCTATCATGGATGACTTCAAGATGAGGCGGAGCTTGGCCTCGAAAGCGAAGGTCACATGGAGGAAACAACAACTACCGGATGTTGGTGTTTTGACCACAAAAATCCCACTCCCATCTGGTAAACATTTGGTGACACCCAGAGTGGACCTACGGTCATCTACACCCGATTGGCCACCCTTACCACAATTTCTATCTGACTACCCCGGATACCGCCGCGCTCACCAGGACAATGCTATCAGTCTTGCTACTATCATGCGCGAACACTATCCGGTCGCTTGGTCGTGGATGCGTCGATATGAGCGCTGGGGGTGGCATCGATCTGATGCTCTGGACATGGTTATGGGGACACCACCATCTGAGCCCATATGGCCATTGAATTCAAAGGTTCGCTCTACCTGCTTAAACCATTTGGTTGGGAACTGGGTACGTCCACCCCCCGGTTTCATGAATCGTGGAAAGATAGGTTTCTATGCATATCATGTCACCAGGGCCGCCGTGGAGGTCTTTAGTTCGTCTGCCAAATCTTTTCAATATTTGTATTAGGTTATCTCTTTAGTTTTAGTTTCTTTTGTGTTTAGTTAGTTCTCGTATTTTGTAATATAGTTTTAGTTAGGTTTCTATGTTATCTATTATATCATCCCAGTCGGGTGTCCAACACAACCAAGC